CTCTTTTTCCACCGTGTGCCATTTTGAAATAACTTGTTTATTCAACTATACAATAAAAAAATTAACTAATTGTTAATTGATCCTGATTAATTTGTTCTGTTAACTCCTTTAAACGTTTGTATTGTGTTTCATAGAAACCTTCTATTGTAACTGCTGTTTTAAATTCTTCAGGGTTAGCGTGTATTGCATCTTGTACTCTTTTGTTTATTGTATCGTAATCTTGCTTTAAACGATAATCGTGTAACATCCAATCTCTTAATTGTTTTAAAAAGTACAGTACCGTTGTATGATCCCTATATACTGTTTTGCCTATTACTGATAATGATATTCTTGTATAATCTCTTGCTAAATTAAAATACATTGCACGTGCTTCTACATATTCACGTTTTCTTGTATCTTTTGTTATGTCTATATCAAAGTGTTGTTCTACTACTTCTTTTATTATTTGTATACTCATAATTTATTTTTATAATTTGTTTCTTTCTATTATTTCTTTAATTGTTAAATATCCTGATTCGTGTATTGCTTTTTGTATTCCTGCACACGCTTCATAATGTTCTTCTTTTTCATATAGTTTTATTGTTTCTTCAAGTTCTGCTATATCTTTACCATTTACTATATCTACTAAAGCAAGTAAGTAAAATTCTTCTATTAATTTTTTATTCAAAATTATGCTTATAGTTACTTCTTTCTACATTTAGTTTATAATATTCAAATGCTCTAAATCCTGTTATATGTGAATCAGTTGGTACAAAATACTTCCAACCTTTAGATGCACCCCTATTAATATAGTAAAAGAAAAAAGCTGCTAACTTACCTGTATCTTTTTTAAATATAACTGATGCAGTATGATCGCTTGTAGGTATTACTTCACTTATAGAGAAAGTTTCTTTGTTGTAGTTTCCTGCTCTATCTTTTTTTGAATACCTACTACATACTTCATTAGCATATACATCAAGTTCTTTTGCTATTTCTTTATTCATAGTATCCCCCTCATTACATATTGATCTAAATCATTATCTTGTTCAAAGAAGTATTTGTAGTTATCTACTGCTTGTTTAAATTTGTTTTCACCTCTTGCTAAAAATTCTTCTGTAGTTTCAAATATACCTATATCAGTACTTGCTTTATCTATTACCAGAAACGTAAACTTTTTCTTATCAAATAGTTTTAAGTACAACCACGCTTGTAAATCATATCCATACTTATCAGCACTATATTTAAAGGTGTTTAGTTCAGCTGTTGTTTTTAAATCTATTATTGTATTGCCTTGTATAATATCTGCTTTACCACGAAATGCTAACCCTTCTATCATTTGTATTTCAGGTACTTCAAATTCACTATTGTTTAATAGTTTAAGTGCTGCTTCATTTCTTAATACTGCATCTGTTAATCTTTCTGCTGCACTTTTTTCTTTTGTAAGAAACACCTCACCATACTTTGCTTTTGCTTCTTTATATACTTTAGTGTTCTTTGTGGTAGCATCTACAAAGTGTAACTTATCTATTTTATGGCTTTCAAGTATCATCCAATGCACTAACTTACCTGCTGCAAGTGCTGGACTATCTGAATTAGGATCACCATAGTTTAATATGTTTCTATAGGTCTTTGGACTTTTTAGAAGTGTTTTTAGTGATGAAGAACTTAATGCATTTTTGCCTAAAAAATTATAGTAAAAATCATCATCATACATTTGTGTTAGTATTTCTTCTTTACCCCAATGTTCACCGTTTAATAATGTTATCATAATTCTATGCTATCTAATATTTCAATAATTTTGTTTAATCTGTTTTTAGTGTAATCATCTAAATCATCACTAACTAATGCTCTTGTTATGCCTTTAGCACTACCTACTTTACCAGCGTTTGTAAATCGTATTTTTTCGTCCATTGTTCTTTGTTAATAATTATTGTACTAATTTAAACATTTTTTAAACAATTACAAACCCAAACTTTTTTTAGTTTTGAGTTTTTCTAATTGTTGTTCAAGTTCTGTTACTTTTTGTTCTGCTGTTATTGCACGTTCTACTGCACGTATCTTATCACTTCTGTATTCACTTAATGATTGTTCATATAACCTTTCATCACGTATAAGGTTGTTTACATAAAACCCTACTTCTTGCCAACAAAAGTACATATCGTTTAATGCTTTGTTTTCTGGTTTTAGTTTTCTTGATTGTACTATATGTTCACCTACTAAATTAAAGTTAGTGTAGTATTCTATTTCTTTAAAGTTGTTTATTTTTTTGTTCATTGTTTCTTTGTTTAAATTATTTCTGCTTCGCTTACATCTAACAAAGCAATTTCTTTAGGTATTTTTTTATTGTTCTTAAATTCTGTTGTGGTATTATGATATTGTATTTGCCAAACAGGATTCACAATATACAAATTAAATCTATATACACCAGAAGGTGTAGAATTAACATACATAGGTATATCTAAATTATCATCACACTTTTCAATCATAGCATCATACTTTTTCTTTTCTATAAGTAAAGTATCATAATGTATCGATCTACATTTTAATTCAATACGATGATATGTTTTAGGACTGTAACAATCCCACCTGCTCATTTGGCTTTTTGCTTTTACTAAATCAGGATAACAACAAGAAACTAAATACTCAAAAAGTTCTTGTTCTTTCAACCGTTGTACTGATTAAATATCTTATTTAGTTTATCATATACACCATTTAGAAAACAACTTCCACAACTTGTTGCAACAGCATTACCATTAAATACACGGTTGTATATTGTTATTAGTTCGTTTTGTTGTTTAGGTGTTACTCTTGAACTTTTAGAACTAAAGAAAGTATCTAAATAGTTATATTCATCTTCTGTTAAACACTTGACTTTTTTACTTGGGAACATTTTGTTAAGCGTTTTTTTCCTTTCATCACACCCACAACTTTTTTCTAACTTTTGAAAAACAGTATCAACTACTTTTTTTATTCCTGTAGCTTTTGTTATTTTTTCTACTGTATCACCTAAACCATCACTTGCTGCTTCGTGGTTCTTTTTCCATTGTTTAAAAGTCTTTGTTCGCTTATCACCTTTATATTCGTTCATAATCTTTATTTTAGTTGCTCAAAATCGTTATTAACATAGTCATCATAATCTTCTTGAAATTTTTGTTTTAATTCGTGTTTTGCGTTTTTTAATGTGTTAAATATACTAACCCAACTTATATTAGTTTCTTTTGCTATTCCCCTTATACTTAAACCTGAATCCCTATAAAGTTGAAAAAGCCTACGTTCATACCATCTCCAATCTTCTATATGCTCATCTATCATTGTACATATTTTATTGTAGGCTACTTCTTCATCCAGCGAATCAATGTATTCCACTTCTTGGGTATATTCTTCATTGTCAAGTGAAACCTTTTTAATCTTTCTTTTGTTTTTGTAAAATTGGAAGTAAGTGCTTCGTAGAGTAAAGTACATATACCCTCTACTAACAACACCATCTTTAATAACCTTTTCTTCATTTGCATACTTGTATAAAATTAAATACGTTTCTTGAACAAGATCATCACAATATTCATATTCACCAAAACCTTTAATCACATTAACCCATTCAGTATGCCTTTCAGCTACCTTTGCTAACCATTGTGCAGATTTGTCCATATTACAGTAACACTAATTACACCCAACAAACATTGTAGGGTTATCTCGTTACCTTCTTCTAATTCTTCTTTGCTATATAAAAAACCAAACATCATACCAATTACAGGGCTAATAATTACATCAGCATTTTTTACCTGACCTATAATTAAATAAATTGCACATATAATTAGTAAAAATATTATTACAATCAAATTTCTAACTTTTCTATTGGTTTTATATTGTGTATTAAATCTCTACCAAGAAATTCAAAACCTACATTATTTCTTGCCATTCTTAATCTTATTGGTTCTTCAAAAGGTGTACACCTACCACCTGTTTCATTTTCTTTTACTTTTAATACGTGCAGGTGTGAATACATCCAATCAATTGGTGAACCTGTATAACGGTGTATACATATTACATCATCAGCACGGTTTGCCCATTTACCTCCACCTTCTACTGATGCCATACCTAAAGGTGTTGGTAGGTTTTCATATTCGTGTCCTTTAACGTGGGTTCTTCTTAATGCTTCTGTTACACCGTGTGCATTTAAAAATACACTTACATCTCTTTTTTTAGCAAACAATCTAAACTCACTTGCTACTTGGTAATCGTACTCGTGACCACCTACTGCTTTTAACAAACCTATATCTTTTGATAAACTATTGTACGGATCAATAAGTAGTGCGTTATAATCCCAAGCATCTTTTATTTGTCCTGCTTGTTTTAGTAGTTGTTTATATGTAATCAGATCATCTACTTCTATTATTTTAAAATAAGTATCACACCAATTAATAGTTTCGTTTATTAATTCATCACTTGCTTCATTAATAGTTTTACCCATTTTAAATTCTATTATCTTTCTTACAATACTTTGTGAAGTGTTTTCACTTGACCATACAACAAATCTTAATTTGTGTTTTATTGCCCATATCGTAAACAGATACATTATAACAGTAGTTTTACCTACGTTAGCGTGACCAATCAATACATTAAAGTTACCTTGTTTATAACGCAAGTATTCATCTATTTCAGGTACATCTATTTTTAACCCTTCTTTTACCCTGCCATATTTTATGTCAAGTATTCTATCCTGTATGTTCTTTGCTTGTGCTATCATATTCTTGGTTTTGCGTATTTTCTTTCTGTATCAATTCCTTGTTCGTTTCTGTTTGGATTATATTTATAACCTAATATAGGGTTAACGTTATAGTTCCAAAAGTCATCAGGTAATTCTTCACCTTCTTTTAATTTTTTTAGCATTTTATAAATATATAAAAAAAAGGGGGTAATTAAACCCCCAATTATTAAAATGGTAAATCAGCTTCTTCACGTGCTGGTTGCTGCTGTTGATTAGTAACTTCACTTCTTTCAGCTACCGTTATATCACCACCTAACCATCGTACTGCACCATTACCTAAAGATGTTGCTTTTGTTTTAGCTTCTCTTTCTTCTTGTGTTTGGCTTTGTGTAATCCAAATATTATTACCGTACTGTGATTTGTCTTGAATCATCATAGTAATGTTTAAATATTGGTTACCATCTTTACCTTTTACAATCTTGCTTTTATCAATCGCAGATAGATTTAAACTGCCTGATAATATTGCTACGTTCTTTTTTTCCATAAATTATTATTTGATAATTTTTGTAATTAACTTTTATATATACGTTTTTTACTCTACAGTTTTGCAAGTTCATTTTCTATTTTACCTGAAACTTTATACTTACTTTTAATAGCTTCTACACTACCACCCCCTTTTATAAATTCTATTGCTTTAGAATATTCAGGTGTGTTTTGGTTTAACCATTTTTTATCAACAGTTTTACCACTCGCTGTATTTCCATCATCATCTTCTGCTTGTAATCCAAGTAAAGCAGTTAATGTTGCCCTTCTAAAATATGTTACACAAGCTAATATTTTTTGTGGATCATCTAATTCAGGTAACTTTAATTCACTTGGTTCACTTTTTTCTTTAGTATCTGGACATTGAAAATACGTTTTAACATAAGAAAGATTATTTATAGCATCAAATTTTGTTGGCTGAAATAAACTTAACCTATGTTTTTTTAAATAAGGTTGTAGTTGTTTAATTAATGAATTAATATCAAAGTATTTTGATTTGTAAAAAGGATTCTTTGCATCCTTACTTATTGTACCTATTTCTTGCTGTAGGTTAAATAGTTTTATGTTAACGTTTGTTTCTTTCATTGCTTTGTTGTGTTAAAATTAATTGATTCTTTAATTGTTTCAGATCGTATTGCAGTTCTTGTACCTTGCCATAGAGTTCTGCCTTTGTATAATTGTTCATATTGTAAAGATAGTAAAAATTAATTAACAAAAAAACCCCTACATTTCTGTAAGGGTATTATAAAATTACATTCATTAAATTATTTTTACCATTCTTTTAATTTTTTTTGAAATTCTGCAAGTTTTCTTTTTGGTTCATTTGCATCATATTCCTTTTTTTGTAATTCTATTTTTTTATTAAACATTGCTATCTTAAATTCATCCCAATCTTTATAAGATGGTGTTCCAATAATTTTATCTAAATCATAACAATAACTTTCACAAGCATCAGCATCTTGATAATATTCATTTGTTCCAAGAAAATCAGATAATTGTGCCAAGTATTGTCTTATTTCAAATAAGTTACAGTATTCTTCAAATGTATCTTTATGTGTAAAATTATCAAAATTAACTTTACCATTCTTATCTTTATAATATTCTAATAAATTTGTGAAATCTTTGTGAAGCTCTTAACCCCTTTTATTAATTATATGTCATTATTGACACCACAAACATACAACCTTTTTTTTAATAAACAAATAATTAACAAAATATTTTAAATAAAAAAAGGGCATCATTTCTGACACCCTTCAAACAAAGAACAAAATTACAAGAAAGAATCAAGTAATACTTTTAAGCCTATCGTTATTTAACTTTGCTTCATAATCCTTTATCATTTCTTCAAGTTCGTAATTGGTAAACTTAACTGTTTCTTTACTTTTCAAATATAACACTTCTGCTTCATCTTTACCTAAAAAAAGTGAATATTTATATTGTTCACCTTGCCTAAACATATTACACCCTACACATTGTGGTTTTACATTACGTTCACTCCACCTCAAACTATAAAATTTACGAGATTGAAAATGTCCTGCTTGTATTTCTTTCCAATGTTTTACTACACCACAAGTTACACAAGTACAGTATCCATTTTTATCAGCACTACTTATTCTTATATATTTACTAAATACTGTATCAAGTTTCTTTACAAGTTTACTTCTTGAAAGTTTTTTAGGCACTTGTTAAATCTTTTTCATTCATATGTGCTTCTAATATATAACCATCTAAAGGACTTATAATAGATATTGCTTTGTATATTTTTCTACTAACAGCTTTTACTTTTTTCTTATCTGTAGATGTAGAATCTATACCTAAATTACAATACATATGAGCATCTTCCATCAGTAGTTCATCTACTTTTCTTTTAATAGACCAAGTTTTATAACCTTGTATTTTTCTAATTTTATCTTCTGTAATCATTATTTATATTTATACAAATATTATTTACATTCCCACTACCCACCAAAGTTACACGCTTTTATTTTAAGATGTAAACCTTTTTGAAAATTAGTTTTGCACATTACCTGCCTTGACCACGATATTTTTTGACGTAGTTTTTAGAAGATTTAAGTTTAGATTGTTTGTTTTTACTATGTATACCCTTACGCTTAACCTTAACTTTTTTATAGTTAATAACTATTTGCTTTGCCATTACTTTTTATATTTTTCTAATTGTTCAACTTTATATTTTGTAACAGCGTTTTCAAGTTTCATTACGTTTATTTCATCTACTGCTTTTTGTACTTCTTTAGGTGGTTCAAAACTATTAACCCATCTGTAATTAGCCTGTACCTTTTCATCCATTTTAGAAACTTTAATTTTTAACATTTCTATTTCTGCTGTAAGGTTAAACCAAATACTTGCAACTGTAACCACACCTATTATCATACCTAAAAGTGCTTTAATATCTAAACTAATTTTTGAACTTTCAGATATATTCATTACTGATGCTTATTATTACCAAATACTTTTTCTACTCCACGACTACCAAAATAACCACCTATAACGATAGATAATAAACCTGTAATACTATCTAATGGATAACCTAAATACCATCCTATAACATAGCTTACAGTTAGAAATACAAGGGTTAATGGACGTACATTAGAAGATAACCAAGAACCACTACGTGCATCAGCTACCCAACGTCTTGTAGTACCATCTATTTCAGCACGTTCTATATCAAGTTTTTTAAGTGCTAAATCTTTGTCAGCATCACTCATTTCAGAACCCCCTATAATAGCTTGTATAACGCTTCCTGCTAATGTATCACCAGCTACTGCACCAACTACATCAGGTATTTTATTAAGTAAGAATTGCCCTACTTTAGTATCTTTAAATTTCTTTTTTTCAGCCAAAGGTTTTTACTATTAAATATTCTAATATACGGAATGCAATATAACCAGTTATTAATTGTTCCATAGTGTGCTTCCTACCGTGTTAGTATGTCCAAACTGAATTTGGTTTATTTGTAGTATCGGTATCACAATGTATGAAGGTTTTAGCAATTCCCAAGCGTTTAAATCCTGCTCTAATAAGTGCGTTGAGAATAACGTATCTTTCATTGCCTGATCTAACTGCAATGTCTGCTGCAAGACCGTTAAGGTGTGATGAGTTTTGTACACCTCCAACTTTTTGGTTATGTTCAGATGTTCTATATCCACTTGTGATCTTAAATGGTATTCCTGCAATTTCACGTGCATTGTTAAGCAACTCAAGAAAATTACTATCCATATTAACACCACTACCTTTGTGATCTGGTGAATCAAATTCATCTAAAGTAAAGTATTTCATTTTTTCAACTTACTAATTTCTTCTTTTAGTTCGCTAAATTTTTGCTCTAAAGCATCAGGTATTCCGTCCTTATCTTTGTCGGTAAAAAGACCATAAACAGTTAAACCCATCATTATTGCAGTAGCAAACATTATTATTGAAATTATAATTATTAAAGTATCCATATTTATTTATTTAGGTGTGAACCATCACAATAACCTTCTGCGTTATTTGTGCATCCACATTTACATTTAGGTTTATTTTTCATTTCTATTGTTTTTATCATCAAAATCCATAGCACTCTTTAATAAGATACGGTCAAGCATCATATCTTGATTTTGTAGCATTTCTCTTTGTAGGTTTATAACCATTTCTTCTAATCTATCTTTAGCATCTACAAGCATCTGTATTTGATGTTCTTTCTTTTCTAATGTAGATTTAAGAGAATTAATATCATCTGGTTTTGTACCACTTATAGCACTAATTAAAACTGGTATAGAAGCTGCAATACTTCCGATTAACATTAACACAATTTCTTTGTTAGATTCTAAAACAGGAAACTGTACAAACGTTATTATTATACCTACTATAAACAGAAAAACAAAAAGGCTTCCTACATAGCTACGTATCTCTTTTGCTGAACCGTTTTTAAAAGTCATTTTTTTAGTTTTTTACTGATAGATATTAAGGTATATGCTATTGCTAATAAAAGAGATACAGCTTGAAGAATAGGATTTATAGCACTAACACTAAATGCCAAAGCAATTAAATTAAGGCTGTAAATCTTTACTTCTTCCATTATGCTATTGCTAAATAAATGTAACTTTTACCATTTCCATTTACATCACCATTTGAAGTTAATAATGTAAAATCAGTTGCGTTAAAACTTACGTCAATTGAAGAATCTTCGTGGTAAGAGTCATTGGGATAAATCCTATTTTTACCATTTGTGCCTGTAGTTCTTAAACTGTCAAGAATTACCCATAAATTACCTGCACTTGTAGAGCTTTTAATCATAACCCATCTTGGTCTAAATCCTGTAGAAATTGTTTTATTATTACCATCTGAAGAATAACTACCTATCTTCTGATAACCTGCTATGTCTGCGAAGCAATACATAATAGTATCCTGCCCAGAAATATTTATATTATTAGAAGAACCTGCACCATTTACAGTTACAACAGATGATGTTGGATTTACTTTATTTGTTGGATATTCATTTGTACTACCACTGTCTTGTTTTGAAGCAGATAAATTTAAATATAACCATTCTGAATCACTACCTATAAGGGGCGAATAAACAAGCCAATTTGACGTTGCATCTAAATTCTTCCAAATTATTAGCGAAGGAGTTAATGTAAGTCCGTGTCCGATTGTTGCTCCTGCTGTGCCATTCCCTGTATATTTAACAATACTAAAACCTGTTGTATTTGCACTAACTGAACTTGTAATTGTTCCATTTGTATTACTTACTGCTGAACCTCCTGCTTTCCAACACCACGCCACATAATCGTCACCACTATTATTAGATACATTAAAGCCTGAAGTTGCACCAAGTGTAAAACCATTCGAATCAAAAGAAACTAAATTAGTTAGTGTTGTGTCAGTACCTTCTGCTGCTGAGGAGTCTGAATAAAGTTGATTTGTAGTACCTGCTCCCCTTATAGTATCAAATAAGCAATGGCTTACTGCTGTTTCTCTATTTTTCAACCATACTAAATCAGGAGCAAAATTTAACGAAGATATTGCTTTTGTTCCACCGTTACCTTCATAAAGTACAGTATCAAAATTAGCACTTCCATCAGCTCCTCCTCCTGCTGCATCTGTTGATATTGATCTTTTGCCTAAACTCATAAATTAAAACTTGGAAGTTGGTAGTCTGCTATTTGTGCTTTAGTTGAAAGTCCATTTATTTCTGCCTCCTTACTTGCACATTCAGTTCTTAAAGCTGCTCTTGCATCTAAAATTTCTTGTGGTGCTGCAGTACCTTCTTGCGCTCTTATAATTATCCAATCAGTTTTACCTAACTCACTACCATAGATACTTTTTAAGTTGTCTATTTTTTGGGTTTTCATTTCAGCTACTGTTTGGCTGTAAGTTTTATTGACTACAGGATAAGTAAAAACGCTATTGTCTGCATCCCATTCTATAGCACCTAACTTTTGGCTGTTTTTTATAGTTGGTCTTACTACATCGTAAAAACCATAGCTTTCAAGTTTCTCTTTTGAAAATGTATCAAATCCACAAATTACAGCACCCCAATTTTTAGGAGTATTATTAAAAACTGTTATTTTTCCGTCACTATCTTGTATTGCTTTCATATTTATGGTGTTGTATCTGCTGTTATTTTTCCAACTGAATAGTTAATAATTGCTGCTGCATCTGTATCATCTACACAAACTACTTGTATTAGGTTTTTTTCTGCGGTATCAAAATCCGTAGCACCTATTTTATTAATTGTTGTACTTGTAAAGTCTGTAGCTAATGTTATTGCAGCACTACTTAATGTACCTGTCATTTGGATGTCAATTACTTGCCCAAGTTTCATATTTTGTATTGTAAGAGTTGCTGTTGCTACGTTACCTGTAAGCAAAAATGTTGTTGCAGTAGAAGCATCTAAATTTTGACTTCCTGTTCCAGAACTTGTTGCTTTTGCTGTATATCTTGGTTCTAATTTAGCGTGTGTAACTCCGTCATCATTTAGAGATATTGTTACTGCTCCTGTAGCTGAATCTCTTGCTATTGGTGCTGTTGCTGTTATACTTCCTACATCTCCTGCATCGTCTGAATACAATTCAGTGAAGTTGTCGTTTACCTTATCAAAGGCATCTCTTAACGGATCACCTGTACCATCGTTAGCAGTTGTTCCTATATTTATTACTTGTTTAGCCATTTTTTATTTTTTAACTTATTTGTGTAGCATCTGCTTTATGTTGAGTTGTATCTGCTGTGTATAACGTTGTGTCTGCACTAAAAGCATCTATAAGAGTCCAGCAAGTAGGTGCAGAAAAATCAGGTATAAATTCAGTTGTAAAAGCACTATCCGTACCCCAAGCAGAATTGGTTACCATTTCACAATATACTTTTCCCCAATTTATGTTATTAGCCATACTTATATAATTACTTTTTAACGTTTTTGTTATACATCTTTTCTAAATAGTTTCTTAACTTAACTATGTTTTGTTGTTTAGGTTTGTATCTTACTTTTATTATAGTACCCATCCAGAAAAATTAGCATCCTTATCAGGATATACGTTATCGTTATTATTAGTGTAATATTCAGCATATCTTTCTGCTGCATAGAAACTAAAATGTTCTATCATTCTATCAGTATAGTATTGTGCTGTTGTACGTTCTTTTTCTATTAAAAAATCTACTTCTGTTTTAGATACGTTTTCAGCGTTTTCACTACTATGTTTATAAACACCTTTATTTGATACCGTGTAAGCAGCAAATGGTAAATACTCAACCATTGCCCAATGTACTAAACAGGGTTTTATATGGTTCTCAACTAATGTTGCGTAATGTCCTGTCAAATTACCAGCTATAATATCTGTACTTATTTTATCATATAGCTTTGTACCTATATAATTTTGTATATGTATGTTTTGTGCAATCTTAACGTATTGTATAAATTTGTCTGTATCAACTCCACCTGATACATTAGTGTATTTTACAATATCTTTACGAGTAACAAATAATGCTTCAGCCATCTTTTATTTATTTACAAATCCTTGATTAGGCATATCTTTTGGTTTAGTTGAAACCTTGTTAGGTTCTTTACTTTTACTTGGGGCTTTAATACCTTCATTTTCCCTTTGTTGTTTGTAAATTGGTTTTGATTTTGCACTTACAACTGCTTTTTCATCTCCTTTTGACATATATGTTTTACGTAACCAAAAATGATGGCAATTACCTCCACCTTTGTAAAGCCAAATGTTATAAGTTGCAGCACCACCTTTACCCCAACCAGCATTAACAGGTTGTTTACTCATTCGCATTATATCTTCTTTGCGGTATATTTTTCTTGCTGATACCATCTTTCTACAAAACTCACGTGAATTATTACTTACAGCTAAAGGCGAATATTGATAACGTACAATAAACTTTTTACCTGTTTTACTTTCGCCATCTAAATCACTTTTTGAATTAGGTAGTGCTTGACCAACTCTTGCTAAACCTACCATTTTATCTAATGCCTCTTCTTGGTCATAGTCTACTTTACGTTCATCTACTAAATCCCAGTTTTCTAAATCTTCATCTTCACCAAACTCATCAAGCAAATCAAATACTTTATCATCTGTTTCAGCACTTAAATTACTTTGCTTGTGTTCTTCACAAGGCATAAACCATATCTTGCCTTCGTATTCGTGTTCGTGGTAACCTTCACAACCTATGTTTTTAGCACCTTCTATTGCCATTTCTTTTGTTGCGTATGCTAACCTATCATCTATAATAGCAAAGTCTTTATCTACTACTTGGCTTTTTAGGGTTAACTCCTTTTTTACACCTGTTTCTTTTTCACGTGCTTCATCTGTTATTGCATTGTCTGTATCTATAAATGCTAATGGTTGAAGTGTTTTAAAATATAGTTTTAAACTAATACCGTTAACAGCCAATATATCATCTATACAGTCCGTTATTAAGTCTTGGTAGGGTTTTATAGTAATATTGTCAAAAAGTAACGCAGCGGTCTTTATTTCGTCTGCATTTGATCCTAAACCATTGTTTTCGGTACGTATACCCAATAATAAAGGTGAGGTTACCCTATGTGCTACTATTAACTTATTACTACATTCATTTGATAAATACTCATAGTGTTGTGGCGCATCGTTTAATGGTATGTCATCAACTGTTGTTTTGCTTTCTGCATTGTTATTAAATGCAATTACTACTTTTTCACCTCTTGCACCTGTAAGTTTTGACATTACATCATTCTTAACTTGCATTTGCTTTTCACGGTCTGGTACACCGTTGTTAAAGTTTACAACCTTTGTACCACTAAATCCATTTTGTACATCGTTAATAAGGTAATCACTTATCTCACTTTCTAATTCTGCATATGCTAAACCACCTTGATAATCTACAGGGCAATAGTAATCGTAACCACTAACGTATTTTTTAACTATTTTTATTTCTGGTTCTTTACCGTTACCAAATCCAAATGCTGCTATGCGTTGAGGTTTATCTTTTGGTTTAATCTTTGTCCAATCAGGAGCATAATAGTAACCTTCTATCTCGCCATCTTCATTCATTTTTTCAGCACGTAGTGTTTGACGCGGAAAGTGTTCTGCTTTATATACATTACCATCTTTGTAAAGTACTTGAAAAGAACCTTCACCTAATAGTTTTAAATCTAATACAACTTTTTTTAAACAAGTGTTGCTTATAATAGATCGCATTGCAGCGTACTCGTTAGTTTTAGTGTTGCTATCTAAAGCATCTAACCCTTTACCGTATATCATATTAGATACACCGTTTATAATTGCGTTGTTAGTTGTAGATTCTGTATAAAGTTTTATTAAATAAGAATAGTAATCATTATCCTCACCGTAGTTAACCCAATCTTTTTGTTTATCCTCGCTTATTTTAGGGCGGTTGTAAGAAGCTAAATTTACTATATGTAAGTTATCCATTATATTGTGATAAATTCGTTTGTAGTGCTATTAGAAGTGTACTCACCTTCGTTTATTGTGTAAGCTGGTAAATCTGTTTGGTTTGTACAGTATATTTTATCTAAAAATACAACTGAACTACCTGAAAGTATTTTAAGTGTGTAATAAATATCTTGTTTTACAGGAAATACAGCATTATACCTATTGAAGTATAAGTTTTGTGATATACTTGTTGTTGCTTGACTGTACACTTCTTTGTTTTGCGTTTCATCTGTTATTTTTACCGTGTAAGATGCGTTTGCAGTAAATTCTCTTGGTATAAAATCAATATTTTGTGCTGATCCACTTTCTTGTAATACTATCATATATATACAATAAAAAAGTATCGAATTTGTTATAAAAAAAAAAGGGTAACATTTCTGCTACCCCTTAATTTACCAAATAAAAACCCTATTAAGAATTTGTACCTTGTGTTACAGTTACAGTTCCTGATAAACCACCAAAAGGGTTAGCTTCTGTAGCACCCTCTAAAAAGTTAGCAGGTACTTGCTCTTGTGCAGCAAATGTAAGTGTATAACCACTTAAATCACCCATTGCACCACCTGTTGTAATTGTACCACCTGTCACATCACATCCGTGTTCTGCACCCATCAAGAAAGCATTACCGTTATAGTCTTGTACCACGATATGTGGTCTACCATAACTCATTAGCTTTAATTCTTTGTGGTCTTGTACAGTTAATTTCTTTAAAGTAAGGTTTAACGCCTGTTCAAAGAAAGTTGTACCATTTTCTCTTGAAGAAGTAATAGTTTGTTCAAAACTACTATTACCTTTCAATTCATATTTAAATACTGTTACAGCACCTAAATCATCTATTACATCTGTATCTGTACTATCATATGCAATAGTTAAATCACCAAAGTCTGCAAAATAAACGGCTTTTATACCACCAACCGAATCTTTGCAAGGTTCTTTTCTACCTTTTGTTAAATCACAAGCCATATCTTTATATTTTAAATAAAAAAAGGTGAGTAGGCACTATTGGCTTACCCACCTAATTTATTGGTTAATTATCTATTAAGAATAAAGTACGATATCGCTACCGATGCCATATTGTACACCAGCTGTAAATCTCATTACTACTCTTACATTTTGTGAACCATCAATATCAGCCATATCAATTACCTTAACTTCATTGTGATCTGCTAAAAGACCTGTTCCAAAGAATAAGTTTGATTTTTCTGCTGCTACCATTTTGTTGTCCGATAATCCATTTGCTACAGCAATCTTAATACCATCAAAAGAAAGTCCACCACCGTTGTACCATTGTGTACCTTTATCATCTGTACCTGCTGCACCAAGATTACTTGCAAATCCACCTAATGCTCTTACATATGCACGTGCTACGTTTTGTGAAACATAAATATACATATCTTCAGAAGTATAAAGTGAAGAACCAATAGCATCAACTACAAGTCCTATTTTTGATATTACATTTGAAGAATCTACAGCTGCTCCACCACCTACATCAGTAACATCAGCATCAGCTAAAAGTAATTCAGTAAATCCACCAAACTGACCTGCTGTTGCAGCAGCACCATTCCAAATAGATTGTTCTGTACGTTGTGCAACTTTAGAAGCTACGTGACCAATTAAAAAGTCAGCAAAAGAAGGAGGTAAGCTATCAAAAGCACTATATCCCATTTGTACAGCCTCCCAATCGTTATGAAAGTCTGCTTTACATAGTTGTAAATTTACTTGCTGAAAATCAGGTTGTAAAATACGTTCTGTAAGTGTTAAAGTTGAAGTAGGATCAAAATCACAAGTAGCATCTTTTACGATGTCATCACTTGATACTTTTTTAATCACTTCTTTAAATTTAATGTTTGGCTTAACGGTAATTAATCCGTTGTCCAAAGTTGAACCACTTAAAAGTGCAGCAGATATGTATTGTCCTGCAAACTCACCAGCATAAGTAGTAGTTATTGAATTAGTTGTTGCCATTTTATTTTATTTATAAGTTTATTTATTAAGATTCACTTGCCCATACACCATCACCGCCTGTTAAATACCAGTCAGTAAGTGCTACAGCTTTTAGTGTACACCAATCGCCCTTATTTGCAGTTGCTTTTGTGTTTATCCAATCTTTATCATCTACACCGCCAGAAGATACTGAACCTACTGTACCGTGAATTGCATCAGTAGAAGCAGGTGAAATTGTAATAATGTTGTTACCATCAGCACCTGTGTTACGAAATGTAAATTCCATTCCAATATTTTCAGATGTAATAGCTGGTAAAGACATTACTTTAGCATCTGTTGCTATGTTAAATTCAGTACCTGCTTTGTTTACAGGAATATCTTGAGTAGTAGTCAAAGTTTCTTGCTTTGATCTTGCTCTCAACACATCATTTGAAGTTGTTATTGTTGTTGACATTTTTTATTTATTTTATGTTTGATATTTTATTTAACACTCTATCTAAAGTTGTATTAGTTCTTTTTTGTGAATACAAGTTTAGGTTAGGTTTGTTTTCTTTTTCAGGATTATGAGTAACCTTTTGTACAGGTTCGCTTACTTCGCTTAATTCTTCTTTTTCAGCATAAACAGTTTTTGTTGTTGTTTCTTCTGATTTTATAGAATTTTCAGCTTCAGTTTCTTCTGCCATTTCTTCTTTTGGTTCAAGCATTGATTTTATTTCTTCAACCATTTCTTTAACCTCTGCAAGTTCTTCTTTAGTAGCGTAGTTCATTTCTTCTTTTTCTTCAGCAGCTTCTACTTCTTCTTCTTCAACTGCACCAATAGAAGCAATAATACCTTCTTCTTCTACAATTATAGATTCACCATCAATAAGTTTGTATTCACCTATAGGCATTGCTACCTTTTCATCTTCGGTAACAATAAATATTTCATTTCCAGCTTCAAAATTTTCGCTTTCTATAATTGTACCGTTTTCAAGTTCAGCTTGAGCCAACTTTACTTCTACAGGTGCTTCGGATAACTCTACCCCAAGTACCTCTTTTACTTTGTTTAACATATCTGTTGCTTTCATATATATTACAATAAATTAGTAATTAGTTTGTTGTGTTTTTAGCTTCTTGCAGCCTTTCTCGTTTCCTTAACATTTTGTATATAGGAAGTTGCAATATTATCATACATATCTAATTCTCTTGGTGTTTCTATGCCAAGTTCGTCAGAAGCATTTTTAGCTTTCAATATCAGTTCTACCATTCTTTTTGACTGTTCTTCTACAATATCAGAAAAAGACAAAAGTGCTTTTCTTTCGTCAATATATTTCTTCTTGATATCCAATAATTTACTATTGTTACTTTTTACTTCTTGATATTGTTTTTTAATATCATTTATCAAAGACAACTCTACCTTCTCTTTACTTAACTTGGTAAGTATTCTTTTTACGTCTGGTTTCATATTATTGTTTTAAGTAATTGGTCTTTTGTATCCATATTATTATCTGAAACTTTTAACTTTTACAAGTTTATCTAATGATTCTTCTATTGTTTTTATTCTTTTCTTTGTTTTACTAATTTGATTTTTAGCACTATCTAATTCTTTATTATTTGTTATACCTAAATCTTTTAATGATTGTTGTAATTTTTTAGTGTTTTTTTCTAATTCAGGTAAACTTTTTTGTACAACTCTATATTCTTTCATTATATCACCAATAAGTGTACCTGCACCAAAACCTATTATTCTTATTGTGTCAGCAGTTCTTTGTTCTAAAAGAAATGTTTGTTTTTTAACATCTTCAATTATACCTAACTCAACCTTTTGTGTAGAAAACTTTTGTAGTATCTCTTTTGTTTTTGAATCCATATTTATATAATAATATATTTAACTGTTTGTTGTGTTTTTAGTTTGCTGCTTGACACGCTGCACAATCGTTATATAACGTAACAGCACTAAAATGATGTCCGTGTGCGTTTTGGTCTTGGCTTAATACGGTATAACAACCATCGTGGTTATCGTGATCTGCATTTATATAATATACATTGCCTACTACTAATTGTGTAGAACCGTAAAAGTGTTTTTTTTGGCTATGTCCACACTTTTGTACCCTATAACCGTATTCTCCTGCACTTGGTGTTTCTATTGTACCTGTTACATTTCCTACGCCTTGTGCTTGAAAGCTACCATCGCAACATTCTATAGAATATGTATCATCTTTACATAAGCAACCTCTACGACCTGACTGTGGACTTGGTATTCTACTCATATTATTTTATTGGTACGCAATTAGGTACTTTTCTACCGTTTTTAATTTTAAACCCTATCATTTCATAACCATCGTAACAAGGCTTTTTTAAATCTTCTTCTATTAGATCAAGTTCTTTTAGTTTAGCACCAGCCCAACGTAAACCAGCTTTGCCACCCCACAATAAGTAAGATATAGTACCACACGCTTTACTGTCATTTTCATCGTAATCTTCTTGCGCCCTACTTAAATAACTAAACATCCTTTTAATAGTTTCTGTTGTTATTGGTTTGCCTTGTGCTAATTGTTGCGCTCTTACTTTTCCTACTTGTGTTGCACACTTGTTGTTTACCTTTTCGTTTAGTTCAATACCTTTTTTTGCATTGTTTTTAACACCACTTGGATAATCTGAATAAGATTCTAAATTTTCTTCTTTTAGTATGTGTTTTAGTTCTTCAACTAATTCGTTAGCCATTTCTTCTTGCTCAGGACATCTTATCTTTTAGAGGTTCGTTTGGTCTTTCTAACTTGTCAGCAAAGTAACCTTCTATACTAAACCCTTTTACCTCACCTGCTTTAACTTTTTTCCAAACATCATCGTTATTAACTTTCATAGATACCATCCAAGTACCAATAGGCACGTTTAAATCGTACATTCTGCTTTTATCTTGTTCACTTTCTACTATCCAGCTTTCTACAGCAGTTAAACCTTTAAGTTCTAATTGGTGTTCTAACGTAGAGTTGTTTTGATTACCTTTTATAAAGAATAATTCACTTGCTTTACGTACAGTTGCTTGACTAAAGTATATATAATACTCCTGCTCCCCGTTTGTACGGTAGATAGGTTTGTTAGGTATCAAAGCAGCACCCATAAGTATACGCTTTTTCCTTGTCTACTTCTGCAAGTTTAAACTCTTGGTTTTTTAATGCTATAAAGTTTTCTTCTATTGCTGGGTTTTCTACTACTGATATAGCTTCTATTCCAGAAACCTCATCATTTTCATCTATAAAAAGTTCTACTATGTCCATATTAATACAATAATTATTTATCTATTTTGTTATCCAATTGATGCACCTTCTACTATATTACGTTCTAATGCTTGTGCGTTAGTTACTTCATTACTTACTACGAATGCTTTTATAGGTTTTTCTTCTTGTTCACCTATTGCTTGTGCTAATTGGTTTTCAGGTGCTGCTCCTACTATATTAAATGATGGTGCTTGTGGTGTAGATACACTACCACCACCCCCTCCACCACCCATTTGTGATGCTGAACCTTTAGCAGCATTAACTGCTGATTTAATTGCCATAATTATACCTGCTGCTTGTATTGCAAATGCAGCTAATAAAGGTATATTTTGTGGAAACCCAACTTTAGCTGTACTTGCTGCACCTTTAGCTGTATCAACAGATGCTTCACTTGCTCTTAATGCTATTCTTTGTAATGTTGCTTTGGCTTCCATTATTTGTTCTTTAATTAAAATAGCTTGTTTGGCAATAAATAATGCCTCTACCTACTTTTGTTTCTGCTCCTGCTGCTTCTATTGTAGCATCTAAAGCATCATTAACAGCTTGTTTTTTTGCTTCAGCTAATTCTAACTCTTTTTGTTTTAACTCCTCTTTTCTTTCTATTTCTTTTTCATCAGCTTCTGTCTTTATATCATCTAATTCACGTTCTAAAGAAATTCTATTTATTAATTGTTCTGATCTAAAACCTTCTATTTGTGCTTCAATAGCAGCAGCTTCGTTTTTAGCTTCTTGTAATGCTATAAAATTTTCATCACTATCATTTTTATCATATTGTGCTTGTGCTGCTTTTTCTATTGCTGCTGCATTAGCTAACATTTTTTCTTCTTGTAAATCAAGAATTTCACCTAATTTATTGTTCGCAGCAATACGTTCTTCAATAGTTTTACTTTCATCATCTCTTATTTGTCTTTGTTGCTCTGCTTGTCTATCATACTTTTCTATTAACCCTTGATTTATAACAGCAGCTATTTCAGCCGATTTATTAAGGTTAACTATATCCCTTGCTGCTTTTACAGTTGATTTAGCGTAATCTGTTATTCCTTTAACAACACTTGGTAATACTTCAGCAGCTTTATCAAACGTGTCATTAACACCTGTTAAAACATCTAAACTTTCTTTACCTGCACTTTTAACATCTTCTAATGCTCCTGTAAAATCACCACTAAATACTTTTTTTACTGCACTTGCTAAAAATCCTAATGTATCTAAAAAACTATTAAACCTTTCAATAAGATTATCTTTTATCGCATCACCAAAATCAATTAATGCTTGTTTAGGATCACTAAATATATTTTTAAAATAATCTATAACAGTACCTACATTTCTATCAAGAAACTTAAAAAAGTCATTAAACGCTAAACTTAACGCTTCAAAAGCAGTACTAAAAGCATCTGTAACTTTTTGATTCTGGTTAAATACTTCTGCAAGTTTAGAAAATGCTGCAATAGCTAAACCAATACCAGCAGCTTTTAAAGCATTACCAATACCTTTTACACCTTTAGAAACACCACTTGTTGTATCTTTAACTTCTTCAAGGTTGTCATCTATTCGTTGTACACTTTGTGCTACACCATCTAAATCTTTTTGAGCCTTGTCTACTTTAGCTTCTAACTCTATTGTTTTTTTTACTGCCATTTCTTAAATTGTTTGTATGCTTCTCTTATTGATTCAGGGTATTTGTTTTTACCCATAGCTATATCTATATATTGCCCTGTCCATTTCTCGCTTCTTGCAAATTCTAATAAATCTAATATATTTTGTATCATATTTTTTTATTTATGATGTACTTTGTAAATCTCCGTTACCATCACCTATTGGATAACTGCCTGTTACACCTGTTGCAAGTGTACCTGTTACCGTACCACCTTTTATCATTACTACAGGGTATGCATTTAAAAACATATGATATTTAACTTTTGCATTAGTTTTATTTGACATATTAAAAATACTTGAATTGTTTGCACCAAATCTATCTAACGCTTTAAAGGTGTGTGATATATCATAATATGTATCTACTGCTGGTGATGCTTGACTTGTTAGCCATTCAATTATTTGTTCAGCAGTTTCTACTGTTAAATTATAAGTATGACGAATTATAAAGCCTTCTTGATCTTCACCACCATAATTTTGGAAGTTACTTTTACTTAAACTTAAAGGTGATGTATCTGTTAAATAACCTGTACTACCTGCAACCCCTACAAGGTTTTCGCCATTTGCATTGTTGTATTGACTAACTGCTGATGGTACTGTAGATGCACTTACAACACTACTAATAGCATCTGCTTTATCGTTTTGTACATCGGTGTTCGTTCTTGCATAGAATCTATAATAAAGTATAGCAGGATGTGTTAAACCTGCTTTTTCGTAAGTACTTTTTACTGATAAACCATTATCTAATAAAACTTTAATTACTGCTAACGTTGGTGTAAACGGTACAGTAGTAACATCACCAAATGCTTTTAACGTATCAATGTCATCTGTAGAACTTAAATTAGTTAATGATGTAGAATATAAATAACCATACTCATCTAATTTTTGTGTATTGCCTACTTTACCTATTGCAGTTATTTGATGACTAAAGAATACTTTTGTTGTTGTAGATACAGGTATTTGATCTACTGCTATTGTAGGAGGTGTAACTGTTAAACTTGTATCTGTAAATACACTTGCAGGGTTGTTTACCGTTGCACTTGGTATTCCTGTTTTTATACTTGGTAATGTAAATTGGTTATCACATCCTGAATCTACTTTAACATCTATTGTATCAGCAGTAATTGTTGTTGTATCAACTGTTAAACAATTATCTTGTAATACTTTTAACGTTTTAAATACAGGCTCTTCAAATATGTTTGTTAATTCTAAACTACTTTGTTCAGTTTCAAAGTTTGTAGATATTTTGTTAATTCTATATTCATTATTATTTAGAATAAACTTATCTGCTAAATTAAGTTTAAAAATAATATTCATTGGTAAATATGCTTTTACGCTTGTAAGTCTTTTGCGTAAATCAAACATATCTTTTACATACGTTTCATAATATGTTTTAAATAAACTTACTTGGTTTACTTGTCTTGAAAACTCATCAAATTCTGCATTAAAATTTAAACTTTGTTTACCTGCTAAATATGTGCTACCTTTATCTTCACAATTTAAAGGTATATATGGGTTTGCTACAGATGCACCTGCTGTATTAGCTAAATTTAATGTCCGTATTGTTGCAGTAGATTTTGTAGCATAAAATATAAGAGGTTTACCAAGATATGGGTTTTGGCTTTCATCTACTGAATATCCATATTGCACACCACTATCATTAACACTAACTACATTGTTTGCTTGTATAAATAAGTGTTCATATTTAAAATGCTCAAAAGGTAGTTCTATGTTATATACTTTACCATCAAATTTATTAGGTGCTTCGTAATCTAACGCACCCCATTTTGTATTTGCTATTTGATAATGGTTGTTAGCTAAAAAACTTTCTGTTCCTTCATAACCAAAATCTATTTCTTTAAATGGTAATACAGCATCTGTAATTGTTTCTGTTTTATCTACAAATGGTGTTATGTCGTGTACGGTTGTACTACTTGAATAAAAATCATCTAATGTTTTAACTTGTATAATACCATTGTTATCTTGAAATGCTGTAAGGTTAAACATTTTGAATATCCCTGTAATAAAATCTATTACTTTAATATCTGGCACTAATTGTAATGGATTAGCAGGATCATCAGAAGTTTTTGCAGCAGTTAATTGAAATGAACCTTTTGGTCTTGATAGTAATGTGCCTTTTTTATCTACTATTAATTCTACTGTAATTGTATAACTTGATACAGCTTCTGTTTCTATAAAAAATGTAAATACACCATCTTCGTGTTCTAACCAATCTTTGTTTTTTAGTGTTGCTGATTGCCCTAAAGAAGTAGTGCCTGTTAAACCTTCAAATCTTTGAAATTCTTGACCATCCTTTTTAATAACCAAAGTGTAAACAGCACCACCAGATGGTACTACTGTAACATTCATTTTTCTAAATATTTTAGAATTGTTTTTACCTTTGTAATAATCCCTTGCAATTATATCATCTAAAAAAGATGAGTAACTTGCGTTTTTAAATCCTGTAAAAAATTGTTTATCATCAACTACGTTTGTAATGTTTTTACCTTGATATTGTGCATCTTGGTTTGTTTGGAAATCACCTTCTTTGTTGTGCATCCACATATACAAATTAAAGAAAGCAGTATTTGTTTCATTAAAGAAGTCTGTACTAAATGTTAAACCATATTCTATTTCTATTGCTTGTATTATAGCAAGTAATCTAATTGCAGGTTTTAATTGGCTATAAGGCACACCATAGCTTGTACTTGTACCTGCTGCTGGGTTTATGTTTTTTATAGTATCAGTATTAACTACTGCTGAATTACTATCAAATAAAAGTCTTGCAGTATGAGTTATTAAGGGCACTATTACAGCATCGGTCATTGTACCTGTTGGTGTAACAACATCTAAACCGTTTGCCATATATGTAGATATGTTTGTATCAGTCCAATCAAAAGAATATTTACCTAACTGATCTAACGCACTTAACTTATCTTCACCTACAACATCTTTTAAGTTTATAGTATCACCATAAAAAGTTAGCTTGTATGTGTGTGGTTCGTTGTTTTTAAGCTGTACACCTTCAAGTTTTATTTTACCTTTTTTAAATAGCTTATAATTTAAGTGTAGTTCAGATGGTGTTTTTTTACGTGCATCAAAACCTTCTATATTAAAATTGTAAAAGTGTTGAAATATTTTGTTATTTATTTTAGAAGCAGGTACATTAAAGGTTTGTGTAAAAGGTACAAACACTTTTTGTATATCTTTTATATCTTGTATTGATTGTGTTAATACAATGCTTTCATCCTTAAACAGTTCAACCTGTTGACCATCAAAATATATTTGTAGTTGTAGCATTATCTAACATTATTAATTCTATCAAACGCAAAATCAAACTCTACTGTATAATTAATTAGTTTGTCATTTAAAGATGTTTTGTATTGTAATGATTTAGATTTAGGTATTACTGCAAGTGTTTTGTTTTCGTATCTTATATAAACGTTTTCACTATAAAACAGTTCTTCTATGGTTTGGTTCATATCCTCTTTAACAAAACCTGTATTCATTGATAAAGAAGTTTGTGCGTTTACATTCATTCTACCCCTTTGGTTATCGTATGTGTTATAGTTTGATGAGGTGTTTGTTATTATATTCTTTTTAAACAACTCATCTGTTACGTTTGTTACTTCACTTGTTTTCTTAAAGAAGTATAAATCTTGAAATGCACCAAATTTATTTACAAAGGTTACTTTAAATGGTGTGTATTTAGGTTCACAAATATTAGATATTGTTATTGTTTTCTTTAGTGTAGTATCATTTGTATCATAAACTTGTATTAATGATTTATCTGCTGGTATTGTAACGTATTGTACTTTTGGGTTACTTGCTAAACTTGGAGGTGTTGTTGTGTTATCTGCTCCTGTACTACCTCCATCTGTTATTTGTGTTGTTACACCATCTATTATAACCTTACCTACACCTTCTGCAAATATTGGCAACTTACCTGTTGTACCTTCTGGTAAATATATATTTGTAGCACTCATCAAAGCGTGTCTATCTAATTCAGGATTTGCACCTTCTTCAAAATAACCATAACCATCTAACGCAACGTAAGTTGTTACAATAGGGTTTGTTTCAAAAGGTTCATCACTATCATCAAAAGAACTTACAACCGTTCTAACATATCTTGCAATAGAATTGTAATCATCATTAAATGTAATGGTAAAATAATCTCTAACAAGTTCTGCTATTTCTAAAGTAATGTTTGTTTGTCCACTTATAACACTTTTATTTATTGTATATGCAGGTGTTACAGGTTGATCTGATACCGTACCATCCCATACATATAAATCTACTACTACGCTTTTTAAACTCATAATTTTATACTATTACACCAACACCACCTCCTGTTGTATCACAAGAAACTATTGCTAATTCACTTACTATTCCTGTACTTTCTATTTTTATAACATAATAACTGCCAACCCCTGCACCGACTGAACTAACAACAAATGCAGTAAATACACCGTAGTACAAACCTTTACCATCAAAAGCTACACCACCTTGACAAACTTGACTATTAAGTAATGCACCCAAACTACTTGCTGTTGAGGTTATTAATTTAGGTGTTCCATAAGTTGCATCACAATGCCCTTCTTGAGTTGTTTTAGCAGAACTTAAATAAAATTGATTTGTACCACATATACTTACCGTTGCTGGTTGTGTCATTGTTACACTACAGTCTATTGTTGATCCTGCATTTGCATATCCTGATGGTATTTCTACTTGATATACAACCGTTCTTGAAGTATCAGTTGCTACATCTGTAAAAGGTGTTGTAGGTGCTGTAAAACTTTTAACCGTTCCTAATGCTGCTGTACCTAAAAATATAGCACCATTTCTTGCTATTGCTTGACCTGTTAAATTAGCTAATGCACAAGTAAACGTAGGTGCTGCTGTACCAGGTTGTGAAAAGGTAGCAGAACATTCTACTGTTGCACTTGCATTAGAATAACCTGATGGTACTGTAATATCAAAAAACAATGTAACGTTTTGTGCGTTTGTACCTGAATTTGCTGCTACACTTGTTATAGCACCTCCACCAGATGTTGCCATTATTTTTGTGATTGTACCTAAAGTTGATGGGTTTGTTATTGCACCTGCTTGACTAATACTACCACCTTGTAAAGCTGGGTTTGTAGGTGATGTACAACTAAATGCAGTAGTACTATCTGTTACTGTAACCGCTATGCTTTGTGTTGCTTCACAAGTTGATGGATAACTGTTATCCCTACCAATACCGTAAACTGTTGTTGATCCTGCTATAACGTTTGGTGATAACGTTAATGTACTACCACTTAATGCTGCTGTTACTAATGTAGGATTTAGGTTAGAAAAATCGTAAGTTGTTTCACCTGTAAAGAATCCTGCTAAATCAATATCTACACTTGAACCACCTACGCTTAAACTTTGTCCACCAATAGAACCTGATGTTGTTACAGTTGTTGTACATACAGTAGGTTGTACTACTGAACTTGTTGTACCTGCTTGTGTTGCAGTAACAGGACATTCAAAAAATATATCACTTGTGTTTGCGTACCCTGTAGGTATAAGTAGTTTAACTTTTATTGTTCTTGATGTATCAGTACCTTCTGCTGGGAATTTGTTATTAGCAAAATCACCATCATCACTTGATATAGAATCTATTACACCAACAGCAGGGCTTGGCAAAGTAATAATACCTTGATTATCTACTGCAAAACCTACTAAACCTGCTACCGTACAATCAAAGTTAGGTAATGGAGGACTTGGTTCTACAAGGTGTAAATAGAATGGACTTCTAACGTTTATCTTTGTATATGTACTCATCTTAATCTATCTTCTTTTAATGTAAATGCTAAAAAATCTTCTACATCTAAACCAAACTTTTCTATTAGTTCATCAGGTAGTTTTTTAAATGCGTTTTCAAATGGTTTAGTAAAAAATAAACTTGGCTTTATACCTTTATTGTATATTGATCTTGTTATTAAGTAAGCAGTACTTTGATATGACATAAACCTGCCTGTTTTTTTATCTCTAAATTGAAACCTTCTTGCTTCTACCCATTTTTTAATTCCTGCACTTAATCCACCTTTTTTACCTTTACCTGATCCAAACTTTGCTAAAGTTCCATACTTTGCTATTTCAGGATATGTTGAGGTTTTACCTTTAACACCCCTATCTTGATAATAACCATAATCTTCCATTTCAAACTCTACAGAAATAGAATTAGGCATAGACTTAACAACACCATCTAAACTTCTAAAAAGTTTATTAGAAACATTCTTTCCTTTCTTGGAAAGCATTGCTCTACTTTGATTTAAAACAACCTGCTTAAATACATCTAAAACCTTTTGTGTTTCTTTTAACTGCATATTGTCATATCGTTTTGTACTACTACATCAAATGTTGCTGCCCATCCTGCTAATTTGTTTTCAAATCTATCTACAAATGGTTCACAACTTACATCACCCTGTACTTGGTAGAGGTTAGTATATAGATCACCACGCTGTAAGATATTTATTATTCTTGTTAATAATCCTAATTGTGTGTTTAGTACATCTTGTTCGTTATCGTTTCCTACAAATATATCAGTTGTTGCTTCTTTGCTTATATCTACAATGTCCATTGCAAGAATAGAAATGTTAAATGTTAATGTTTTAGTTCCTACTGTAGTGTTGTTTACTATAATATGTGATAATGGGAATATAGTTTGCTTGTTTAAATCTACATCATCTAAACTACCAAATGTAACTGTATTAACAAATGGTTCTGCTGCAAGTGCTGTTTTTAATTCCTTTGTTACGTTGTAAAAACCTTTCATCGTTTTTTAATTAACTTCTTTTCTAATTCTACTTTATCTTTTTCAAATGACAAATACATTAAACATTGGTGGACGTTAAGCTGGGTAACCTCGTCAAACTTGGTAGCATCTCCTTTAGCAATACCATAGACTGATTGATACCAACCCCACTTTGACCCAAACGTTCCCTCTGCTGAATAGTCAAGTTCTTGGGTAACTCCTTCTGTAAATAGTTCAGGATAGTTTGTGTTAACTCGTTGCTTAAATGATAAAAAAAAACCATAGCACCAAACACAATATCTAAAGGCATATACTTTAGGTTGTCATTCATACCTTTGTATTCTTCTATGTTGTACTTGTTACCTTTCTTAAATTTAATTGGTCTGTATAACACGCTCATTGCTTTGTGCATATTATCCCACTTACCCAAGTTCTCATCCAGATCAATAAACTCACCTAATGACATATCATCAAGTACAGGTATAAATCCATACTCTACATTGCCTAAAGTAAACGTAGGTGTTAAACTATGCTTCTTATCAAATATCTTGTTAAGGTGTACTACTATCTCTTGTACTGATTTGTATTTTATGTTTGCAACATCCTTTAAGTTAAGGCTGCAAAATATCTCTACCATCTTTTGAAGTAAAAATGTAGATTCTTTATTTTCTTCTGTATTTAACTTTTCAAATCTTTGGTATTGATCTAAAGTTATTTCTTTAAGTGATTCAGGTACGTTTATTTCAACTTTCATATTAATACAATAAATTAATTGGTGTTTTGTATAAAAAGAAAAAGGTAACATTTCTGCTACCTAATTCTCAACCCAAACCAAATGAAAAGTTATTGCTTTAATATAAACCTTTTATACGAATACCTGTACGCTTCTTCTATTGTTTTTTCTAAATGTATGCTGTTTTGTTTGTACAGCTTCTTACCTTTTAGAACTTGACCATTAACGTTTATATCTAAATAAACATCTGAAGCCCTACCACCACGTTTAGATGGACGTTGTACTATGTATATCTTTTCGTACCAACACGCTTCCATCATTTTAAAAATATCCAATTATCTTATCTGTTATTTCATCAGCCCACAATATAAAAAATAAAAACATATACATTGCTATAAAACTGAATAAGGCAAGTAAAATGCCTCCACTTATAAACTTTATAATGTTCTTTCTGTTTTGTTTTTTAGTTAATTCTTTTACCATTATATACTCTACTTTGTTTTCCATAATATAATTATTGGTTAATAAAAAAGGGGTATTGCTACCCCTTATGTTTTACTTTTCGTATTTCCAAATTCTTAAATAAGATTCTTTTGAATATCTATTTTGGAATCTTTTTTTTACATCTGTTAAATGTCCATTCATTAAACATTGTACTTTTCCATCAATTAACATTTGATAATTCCAATCTATTATTTCTCGGTACTTATTAGTTGGTTGAGTAATAATATCTTTACCTGTTAGCTTTATAAGTTCACCTTTTAAGCCTGAATAATTTTCTGTTTGTACTACTTTTCTCATTTGTCTTTGTTTTAATTAAACTTTGTTTTACTTTGTAAATATACAACTATTTATTTAATTAACAAATAATACACAATTTATTTTAATATATATAATATTTACCCTTGTTAGGGTTTTCTAATTGGTCTGTTAATACGTACCGTGCTGCATCAATACAATCAGGATGTTCACCACTTGGTTTTTGTAGCTGGTTACCATCTTTATCTTTTGCCCATACATATCCTGCTAATTCACGTTTTAGGTTTTTACTTTTAGATGTTATGTATATTTCGTTTTGGTTTATTAGGTTTAACCCATATACTACTGAATCCCTACCTTTGCTTACACCATATACAGAATGACCATACCCTTGTAGTTCTGCTATGCTTTTAGGTTCTGCTGAATCAGCTACAATGTTTTCTTTAATATCAAGTTGTGATAAGAACCTGCTTATATCTCTATTTAACATTCCTTTCTTATATAACACCTCATCATATATATAGGCATCGTTCCATTTATACAATGCTATTAATGTAGTAGGATCAACACTATAACCAAAGTCCATACCATAAGCTAACAAACGTGCTTCTTGTGGTATGTTATCTATTTCTTTCCAATCAGGTATACATACACCTTCTAAAGAACCTGTTTCACCAAGTCCGTACACCCTCCACCAATTCGCCCAATACGTTGAGGTTTTACCTTTATCTCTTGCTTTTTCTATTTCTTTAACAATACTATCAGGTAGCACTTCGTTATCCTTATAAGTTAGTGTTATGTAATCAACATCTTCTTTGCCTACTAATTCTTTATCTACCCAAAAGATATTAGAAGGGTTGTAATCTAACCAAACGTTTCCAGATGTTCTAACTGCTAATTGGTTGTAAGCATCAAAGGGTACATTGTTACATTCGTTAATATATAAATCAGTTCTTCTTGCACCACGTAGTTTATCAGGTTGATCCGTACTAAAAAACTCTATATAGCTACCATTTGTAAAAGTGTATTTTAAGGTGCTTTTATTTAGCTGTATATCCTTATACCTATTTAAACCTTTTAACAGTTGGCAGAAGTCCTTAAATGCACCTCTACGTAAGTGTGGTATTGATTCAGATACTACGCTTATTTCTTTACCTTCGTTTCTAATAGCGTAATCAATTAGTATAAGCAGAATACAAATAGTTTTACCAGCAGATGTACCACCTCTTACTATTTTAATTCTTTTATCTAACTTCCTTAATTTATTTAATGCAATAGTTTTCTTTACTTGCATACTAATCTACAAACAATGGAATATCCTCATTGATTGTAATATCTCTTGTTTCTCTGGGTTTACCAGCGTAATAATTATAGTACAGTTGTACAAATTTAAAATCACCTTTTTCTACACCTGCTTTTAATGCTTGGAATGCTGCATCTTCTAATGGGCTTAATTTCTCTATTAAATTAACCTCATCACTTTTAGGTTTTCTACCAGCGTTTTTATTACCTCCGTTAAATCTTCTTTTATCCATAATCAAAAAAATTCATTAATGATTCAACTATACAATACTTTTTTTAACTTATTGTTAAATACCACAATAACCAGAATCACATTCATTAAAATCATCTTCAAACATATTCATCTGCTTAAAGCTGTTTTTTATTTGTTCGTATGTTACCCCATTTTTAAATGTTCTTACATTATATCCTGTTTCTTGTTCAGCTTCAATAAACCACTCAAATTTGTTTGGATGCTTTTCACTCATTAATTTCAATAGTACTTCATTCCTGTGGAAACAACCAATACAATTATTCATATAAGCAAACCTTACAGGCTTATCTTTCCAATACTTTTCTATGTTATCCTTATAAATATTAGCATCTATTAATGGAAAAGCAGGTTTTTGCCATCCTATATCTGCCCACTTGTTTTGTGTCTTTCGTTTTCCTACTATTGTTTTGT